CGAATGAAAGTGTATTAGTGTCAGAAGTTGTACTAGAAGTACTGTTACCAACAAACACAGATGGTAAACGTCTTTGACCAATATCATTAAATGTTGAAAAATCATAGACCCATCTGAAACCTCCACGCCATCCTGCATACCCTAAGGTAAGATAGCGATGGAAAGTCATATTGGAGTATTTGTAGAAACCACTCACCAAAGTGTAAGTATGATCTCCACCTGCAGCGGTGTAACCACCTTCCCAAGGAAATGAATCCCTGGACATGGTAATTATTTGATCAACACCGTCTGTCTCTCCATTGTCTTTACTCCTAATCATGTCGTACACATTGTAACGCTTGAGGAGTTGACGCATAGATCGAATATGCTCACCAAAATGTACCAGATTAGTTTTATCTGTAAGCGACGTTTTAGCCGCCATAGTATTAACTACTGGTGAATGATGAGGTTTCGAATCCATACGCTCCGTCTCGTCTCCGTCATTCTCATCCTCAGCCGCTTGGGGTTCAACCTCAAGGGCTTCAGGAGCAGTAAGGACAGTATCCGTAGTAGTTCTCATACGACGCAAATTCTTCATCGTTGGAACTGCTACTTCAATCTGGTCCTGCTGAAACGAAGACATTAATAGCAATATCATTATTTGCTGTTGTATTGGGGACAGTCAACTCATTGACAACATATACTGAAATAGTACCGTTACCAACAGTTGTCACACTTGAATCGTAAGCTAATCGGGATGTATTCTGCATAATTGTAGTAGACACAGAACCAAAATCCCAATGTTCACGATATGTGGTCTCTTGACCCCAACCAATATCAATTGTGAAATCGGTAGTATCAGCGATATCAATGATTGTCGTATAAGCAGTGTTGTATTCAGCATTTCCACTAGAAGGAGTTTCTGCAGGATCATAAACGATCTTCAGTCTTCCTTTGTGGTATTTGCTACAAACAACCTGAAAACGATATTTCATTGAACCACGCCAATATCGAAAAGGCATACATGCAAAAGCACAAGCTGGTAAGTGATACTCACCAGAATTTGTGCGCATGACACCAGGATCCACGACTGCATTCCATAACAAAGTTTCTGATGCAGTACCCAACGTCCAGGGAAAGTTAACTAAATAACTTTCTCTCCCTGCAATGTAATTGATACCAAGTTCATCAACATTGTCAAGACCAACAGTTCGAGGATCTATCGAAAGCTCCTGTTTCGCATCCACAGAAAGCTTAACTACGTCATCCGACACATTGGTAACAGCAAAATTAGATTTTGTGTTAGGACGGTATTGACATGACTCTAACATCGCTGGTCTGGAATATCCAAATAGCGTGGCCAAAGCCCCTGCTGCACTAGCACCTATTTCAGTAGCTTTTGCAAAAGGAGCAATGGGAGGAATAGTAGTGAGCTTACCAGCCGCAGCAGCAATAACACCTGCCGCACGACTAATAGCTCCTTCTCCTTTCTTATCATACTCATCACCTGCTTGAGGTTCAACCTCAGCAGCTTGAGCAGTGATAGTTGAAGGTTCTTTCTGAGTGGGAATAGCAAACTTAGGATCAACAGCCCAAGCAAATACATTAATAGTCACTTCATCAGTGGCTCCATTTGCATGCTTAAGAGTCTGAATATCATTGATCACCATCTCACCCAATTCACTCCAACCATCATCAGTGATATCAATCACATTCTTATGATAAAAGAAAGGTAGAAGCAATTCACCACCTTGAGAGTTTGTTGGATCAAGATAGACATGAGGGCGTTGTGAAGCAGCAATAAAATCTGCATCAACAAAAGCCCTATCAACT